TAAATATGATGGATATGGATATATTTGGGATTCAAAAAATGTTATGACATTTACATTTGAAGACAATATTGATGACTCATTCTGTTATAATTTTGCTAAACTCCTTAGTGATAAGTCTCAGGAAAAAATTTTTGCTAATCTTGAAATTAAAGATGGCTGTGACTTATATATGAATCATGATGTTTTAATTGGTTCTTTTAGAGGATGGGGACACTTAATTGGTGGTTTGCAACTGTCCAATGAAAAAGCAGCCAAAATTCAGGATGATTTTATTGAATGGTGTTTGAATAAATTAAAAGAATAATAATATGGAAAATAATTTTAGAACAACTATTAATTGGCTGAATGCTAATGTTCATGTTCCTGAACAACATAATGAACCAATTATTTATTGTACAGCCAACAATAAAATTGGTGTATTTAAAGATACAAATAACTGGAAATTTTTAAAAGATAAATACCATATTAAATGGTGGTGTTATCAATTTTATATTATTCCTGAAAAAGTTTAATAATTATGAATCATGGATATTGCCAAAATTGTTGGTGGTGGTTGGTAACATGTAAAAGTCTTTTTATTGGAAAATGTTACATGCAAAAGAAAGAAACTGGGGCAAAATCATATTGCCCAGATTATATTAATAGGCAAAAAGAAAACAAAAAAAGTGGTGATTTGTTTAATTTAATTAAAAAAGGTGAAATTCAAATATGAATAAAAGAGGCTGAAAAAATTAATCAGTCTCTTTATAAAAATAATATTTTAAACAAGAAATATTAACTTGCATCCTGCACAATTAGTTGCTAAAATATCTGTTGCAAGGCATTTAATATAATTTAAATTTGTAATTTCATTTATTATAGTCAACTCTAAAAGAGGCTTCAGTACCAGTATTAGTTGCTGATACCCAAGGTTCTACATATTCATTGTTTCTTTTATTATTATATTCTTGTTCTGTATTAAATTTATGTAAATATATTGCCATAATTTTAGGATTTTTTATTTATTTATTATTTCTTTTTAATAAATAGTTTGGTATTTAAAAAAAAGTAATATATATTTACACTGCTTGGCATTAAAATTGCATATAAGATTTATATTAAAAATAAAGAAATGAAAAAGAGATTTATTATTACCAAAGAGGCAAATCCCAATTATCTTGCAACTATTTGCAAGGTTGGTGAAATGCATCCTATTGAGGGTGCAGATAAAATTTGTAGAACAACAGTAAATGGTTTTGATATTGTTGTTGGCAAAGATATTAAAGAGGGTGATATTGTTGTATATGTTCCAGTAGAATCTGTTATTTGTGAAAAATTTCTTTCAGTAAACAATCTTTTTGATATTGGGGAATGGAAAAGAAATGCAAATCATAATGAAGTTGGTATTCTTCTTGCATTATCAGATTCTTTCAAGAAAGATGGAAAATATAATGAAGCAGAAGAAGCATATAAAACAGCAAAATCAATGGTTGGCTATTTCAATAAAAGGAATAGAGTAAGAATTGTTAAACTTAAAGGTGTTTCATCAAATGGTTTTATTGCTGGAATCCAATCACTTATAAATATGGATTCTTCACTTGCTGAAATTAATTGGGAAGAAATTGTTGGTACATCATTCAATTATATTGATGATACTGAATTTTGTTGGAAATATATTCCACCAATTAAAGAACCTTCAGTAAAAGGGCAGAGTAAATATAAATATAGGATGAAAAAACTTAAAAGGTTTGACAGACTTATTGATGGACAATTTAAATATCATTATGACACTTTAAGAATAGATGGCACTAATATTAGTAAATTTTTAAACCCTAATGATAATGTAACAATCAGCCTTAAATGTCATGGAACATCTTGTATACTGGCAAATCTTCTTGTTAATAAAAAATTAACTTTTATTGAAAGAATTAAGAAGTTTTTTGGTAAAAGTATAATGGATAAAGAATATGGTAACATTTATTCTTCAAGGTCAGTAATTAAGAATAGATATATTAATTATGGTAAGATACAAGATTATTATGATGTTGATATTTGGGGTTGTGTAAATAGGGATTTTTCTCCATATATACCAAATGGTATGACAGTTTATGGTGAAATTCTTGGATATCTTGAAGGTTCTGAAAAGATGATACAGAAAGACCATGATTATGGATGTGAAGTTGGAAAATGGAAATTTATGCCTTATAGAATTACTGAGACTGATGAAAATGGAAATGTTAAAGAATGGGATATTTCTGAAGTTGATGCTTGGACAAGAAATTTGGTAAAAGAACATCCTGAGTTGGAAGAAAAAGTATTTAATCTTGTTATTCTTTATCATGGCAAACTTGCTGATTTATATCCTGATATTGATATTGAAAATCATTGGCATGAAAATTTTCTTGAAAGGATTAAAAATGATACTGAGCATTTTGGTATGGAATTAAAAGAGCCTTATTGCCATCTTTATGAGAAAGAAGCAATGGCTGCAAAGGATGCACTTGAAAAGGCAAAGGAAATGAAACAATCTAAGAAAGTTATTGCTAAACTGGAAAAAGATTATAATAAATGGGAAGCAATGAGAGCACCAAGAGAAGGGATTGTTATTAGAATTGATGATGACCCTAAATCTGAAGCATTTAAAATTAAAACAAATGCGCATTATAACAGGGAAGCAATTCAACATGATAATGATGAAGTAGATATTGAAGAAATTAGTTAAAAACCATTGCCTTTAACCTCATAACATACTATATTTATGATAGTAATAAATATATTTGTGTTATGAATAAGATAAAATATAATATTGGTAAAAACCCTAATTCACATCCTAAAGATAAAAGAAAGTATAAAGTAAATGATGATTTTTTTGAATCCCCTAATTTAGTAAATTCATATTATGCAGGTTTTATTGCTGCTGATGGTTGTATAAGTATAACTAAAAGTGGTGCAAAATATCTTTCTTTTGGTTTATCAATAAAAGATAAAATTTTTCTTGAAAAATTCAAAAAGGAAATTGATTATGAAGGTCCAATTTCTGAATATCCATCATCAACTAAAAAATTTGTTAGAATGTCAATTAATTCAACAAAAGTTTGTAATGATTTAGAAAAAAATTTTAATATAACCCCAAGAAAAACATTTACATTAATTCCACCAAATATAATTAATGAAGAATTAATTGATGCTTTTATTTGTGGATACATTGATGGTGATGGAACTATTGGGTTTTGTCATGATTATAGAACACATAAGCAAAAAAAATGTTGTATTTCATTAATTGGCACATTTGAACTATTAAGTTGGGTTTTAAAAAGATTTAAAAAAATATATTTGCCAAAAGCAAAATCAACTGAGAATAAAAAACCTTCAATCCATACTGGTGGTTTTGGAAACAAAAGAAATGATAATAAACATATATATCAAATTTCCTTCTCTGATAAATGGGCAAGAAATATTATTTTAAATATGATTAAATATGAAATACCATTAATGAAAAGAAAATGGACAGATGAAATGATTGAATTTTGTAAAACATATAAAAAGAGAAAACCACTTTGTAGGCAAAAAGGGGTCAATATATTTGATTTAAATGGTAAATTACTACATCAATGTGCAACATTAGAAGAAGCAGATAAAATTACTCATGTAACTGTTGGAAGAATTTCAAATTTATGTAAACAAGATGATAGTAAACATATGTCAAAGGGATATATGTTTAGTAGGTCTAAATTAGAAATGTTTCCATATCAACCAGACAACTTTTTTGCAATAAAACATAAAGAAGATTATATAAAAAAATAAATAATTATATTAAAAAATAAAAATAAGTTATGGAATTAAATGAGACTCAATTAAGAAAATACATTGAAGAATCAGTAAGAAAAATTTTATCTGAAGAATATGGTAATTTAAGTTTAACAAAAATTAATATTGGTAAAATGATTTTTGTTGATACAAAACCAGAATTTTTAAAATATGCTGTACCAGTTTGGAATATCTTAACACTTTCTTATAAAAATATTGGTGGTTTAAAAAGTTATAGGGATTATCAAGATTTTCTTAGAAAACAACATTATTTAAGAATTGTTCTTGACACAAGTGGAAATGTTATTGCATGTGCAACTTATAGAAGAATTGAAGACAGTTATAAAATGGTTGCAATAGGATGTAACCAAGAAGCAAATGGGAAACAAGCATTACAGCAAATAATTCAATATGATATTGAAAATATTGATTTACATTGTTGGGCTGAAGTTAGTGGGGCAATTGAGCACTATTTTAAAAAGCATAATGGTTATCCAATGCCAAATACATTAGCTAGTGAAATACTTAATGTGCCAGAATCAAATATTCTCTTATCTAATGAAGATAATGTACATTATGAAAGGCCAATAGGGTCTAATCAGGAATACTACTTAAAAATGATTTTTGGGATTAAGAATGAAGAAATTTACAAAAAAGCAATTGCTGAAGTTGAAAACTATGGTAAGTTTATGGAAAATGTAAATAATAGTCAAACTCTTAGTGAATCAAATAGTAAATATACACTTAAACAGGCTATGTATATTATTGATAATATTTATAGAGCACATGAAGAAGATGGATTTAATGAATTGATTCCTTCATGGTATCAAGCATTGATAGAATCAATGAAAACACTTCAATTACAACCTAAAAATAAGATGATAGAGGACTACATTCAATATTGTAATTATCTATTGGAAGATATGCAAGTATTAGAATTACATTATTTTAATTTTAAAAAAGATTAAATATTATGTTTAGAAAATGCCCAAAAGCCCTTTGTTTTGGTATATGTCCAATATGTGGCTCTTCTGAACCTTTTCATAGTGTTAAGGCAATAAGAATATTAAGTAATGTAAAAAAGGGAAGTTATCTTCTCTATTGTAAAAACAAAAAGAAATTTGAAAGATTTTATAAAAACTAATTAAATATTGATGAAAAGAATTGTTAAATATATTGCTGTTGACCCATATTACTCTGACCAAGAACAAGTATATATTGGTGCAACACCATAAGAAATTGATAATATTCAATATGAAACAGAACAATTTATGACAAGATTTCATTCAAGTTTGTCAATGATTTATAATACTGAAATTATTTTTGACAACACAGAAATTATGATTTTTTGTGTAAGAAAAATAAATTTGTTCAGTATATATAAGCAAACAACATTCTTGGTATGATTTTTGCATATGTAATAGGAAACTAAAAATACAAAATGACTGAATTAGAAATTGTAATAAGGAACACTCAACCTCTCAGAGAACTTTGTAAGCATTGTACTGAATGGTCAACTCAGGATGATGTTGGTCCTAATGGCCTTCCTGGTTGTGTACATGATGCATTTGGAACACTTGCTCATAGTTATATTATTGGGGATAGAAATGATTGTCCTGATTTTTTTGAAGACATATAATTTATTAACTAAAAAAAAAAATATACAATTATGGCAGACACAATGATTCATTTCAACAACAACAATCTTACTACACATTTTCTTAGTAATGATGAACTCCATTCCATTTGTCCTATGATGTTTAAGACTCAGCCCACTAATCCTGCTGTTTCTGACAAATATGTTATGGCAACAACTATGGATGTTGTCAATGATATGGCTAAACTGGGATGGTATCCAGTTGAAGCAAAGCAGTGCAGGGCAAAGAAAAACAGCAAAGGTATCAGGTCATTCCATATGGTTGCATTCCAAAATCCTGATATTAAAGTTCTTAATGGTGATGAGATTGAAGCATATCCAAGGATTATTCTTCAGAATTCCCATGATGGTTTTAATAGTTTCAAGTTTATGTGTGGCCTGTACAGGTTGGTTTGCAGTAATGGGCTTATTGTTGCTGATGAAGAATTTGCCAATCTTGCAATTAGGCATATTAATTATACCTTTGAAGAACTTAGGGATACTATTAATGTTGTTGTAGCAAAACTTCCTCAGAAGATTGAAGTTCTTAATCAGATGAGGAATACTGAACTTTCTGAAGAGGAAAAGACAGATTTTGCTAAGAAGGTAATCAAGATTAGGAAAGGGCTTGATGTGGATGACAATCTTGACATTAGTGATGATACTGTAGTTGATATCCTTACTCCTACTAGGAATGAAGATGAGGGTAATAGCCTATGGCATGTTTTTAATGTTCTTCAAGAAAAAGTTATTAAGGGTAATTTCAATTTTTCCAGTGATGGCACAAAGAGTAGGAAAATGAGGAAAATTGTCAGCCCAGTAAAGGATATTAAAATCAATATGGATTTGTTCAATGTTGCAAACTCCTATATCAAGATTGCTGCATAAAGTGGGCTAAAATGGGCATATTTCATATATGTTTAGCCCTTGATATGGTTTATTGAAAAATATGAAGTATGCCCAGAAAGCCTAAAAATAGCATTTAAATTGAAATTATATAAAATAGATAAAAAAAAATGGAAGAAAATTTTAATTTCATGAAAAATTTATTTAAGAGGAATAAAGGTCTTAATACAACTTATTTGAAACAATTCAGAAATGATTCCAAATTGACATATATGATTTGGAAGAAGGAAGATGGTGGTTATTTTTTGGCAAAGCATGCCATTAATATTAATGGGAGGCAGTATGCAGAAGAGACAAAGCCTTTTGGTAATGATTATGCTTCAGCAAAGAAGGAGTGTAATATGCTTAGGAGGGAATATATACTTGGTAAAGTTAGGGATTTGAGAGTTAATAAAACTGTTTATTGAAGAGATGAAGCCTTTTATTTTCTTGATTGATGTTGATGAAGTGCTTAGGCAAACTTTAGTCAAAATGGTTGAAGTTTATAATAGGCATTTTCCTGATAATAAATTGAAATATGATGATATAAATAATTATATCACTGAGATTTCTTTTCCTGGTATTGAAGAAACTACTGGTATGACAGCATCTCATTGGTTTTTCCAAGAACATGGGAAAGAATTGTTTTTGGGGAGTAATCCATTTCCATATATTAAAACTGATATTGAAAAATTGAAAGAATATGGAAAAGTGATAATTTTGACTTATCAAAAAACATATAATAATAAATTTGATACTTTGGAATGGCTGAAAATTAATGGTATTGAGGCTGATGGTATTTGCTTCCTGAAGGATAAATCAATCATTTCTGGTACATATATGATTGATGATAATGATTGGAACTTTAATGGCTGTCAAGCAGAATATGGTATTTTAGTTGATGCACCATATAATAAAGATATCAATGTTAATGAATTAAAACATCATTCTTTTTGTAAAAAGATTGAAAGAGCAAACTCATTGCATGATTTTGTATTGAAATTTAATGATGCAATGAACACTCTTAAAATATTTGAAGCAAATTATCCTATGGATAAGGCATATATACTTAAAAAACCTATCAAGGTTAATAATAACTTTACTGTTGGAAAAGAG